ACTTTATTTAATCAAATAACTATATTACGAAAAGATAGCAATGATAATATTACAAATAGGATAAAAGTTCCTATTTTATATGGTCCTAAAGAAAAGTTTATTTATAGATTAACAACAGAAACTGGTATTACGGATAATACACATATTCAATCAACATTTCCAAAAATGGGATTTGAAATAATTAATATTCTTTATGATCCAACAAGAAAATTGAATAGAATTTATAAGAAAAAGAGTTCTGTTTCTGGATATAACGAAAGTACATTTACTGAAATACCATATAATATTAATTTAAATTTATACTCTTTCACTAGAAATTTAGAAGATAATTTACAAATTATAGAACAAATCGTTCCGTTCTTTGCGCCAGATTTTACCGTAACGATAAATTATAATTCATTAAATGAAAAAGTTGATGTTCCGATTGTATTAAATGATGTTAGTACATCTGAAGACTACGAAGGTGATTTTAGTACAAGAAGAAGTGTTACAAGTGTTTTTAATTTTACTATGAAATCTTATGTTTATGGAAACATTAAGAGAGATATTGGAGGAATCATAGAAAATGCACGTGTAAATATTTACAATGGAATGACTATGCAATCAGCTCCTTCAAATCTTGTTTCAAGCCCAGGATATACTGGAAATGCAGAAACAGGAAGTATTACTTATTATGATGGTGTTTAATTATGTCAAAAGATCCATTTGAAAATATATCAAAAGCTTTAGAAACTACATTTGAAAAAAATCCTGAAAAGAAAGATATTCAAATTGTAAAAGAAATCAAGAGATCTAAAGAAGAAGTTCTTGAGGCTGATTTTAATTCAGCAAGAACTAATATGAAAGAACTTATTAATAATGGCATGGATGCGTTAGATGGAATTATGAAAGTTGCCTCTGCAAGTGATTCTCCAAGAGCGTATGAAGTTGCAGCATTATTATTAAAAACATTATCTGATATGAATAAAGATCTAATGGTTGTTCATGAAAAATCAGAAAATATTCAAAAAGAAAAAGTTACAAATATTACTAATAATTCAATATATGTCGGATCTACAACAGATTTACAGAATCTGATTAATAAATCACGATCTCAAGCTAAGGAATTACCTGATGTCTAGTCAATATCAGAAAAAACCTGGTTATCTTGGAAATGCCAATCTAAAACCCATTGGTGTTAAGATTGACTTTACAAAAGAGCAAGTAGAAGAATATGTGAAATGTGCTGGTGATCCTGTATATTTTGCTAGAAAATATGTCAAAGTAGTTACATTAGATAAAGGTATAACAGACTTTGATCTATATGATTACCAAGAAAGACTTATTCGTACTTTAGAAAAAAATAGATTCGTTATTGGTAAACTTGCTCGGCAGGCTGGAAAAACAACTACCGTTGGTTGTTGTTATCTTTTACATAAAGTTTTATTTAATCAAAATATGAATGTCTGTATTCTTGCAAATAAATTGAATACAGCTAGAGATATTCTTGCAAGAATTCGTGAAGCATATGAATATTTACCAAACTGGCTTCAACAAGGTATTGTTGAGTGGAATAAAGGATCTATTGTTTTAGAGAATGGTTCTAAAATATTAGCAGCAGCAACGTCATCATCTGCTGTTCGTGGTGGAAGTTACAATATAATTTTTTTGGATGAATTTGCGTTCGTTCCAACTACAGTAGCCGAAGAATTCTTTTCATCTGTGTATCCAACAATTACTGCTGGTCAAAGTACTCAAATGATTATCATTTCAACGCCTAAAGGGTTGAATATGTATTATCAGCTATGGAAAGCTGCTATATCAAAACAAAATGAATATGTTCCATTTGAAGTTAATTGGAAAGAGATTCCACAATATCCAGGCGGTCCACTACGTGATGATGCATGGAAAGAACAGCAAATCAAAAATACTTCTGAAAGGCAATTTGATGCGGAATTTAATTGCTCATTCATAGGTTCTGCTAATACTCTTATAGATGCTAATAAATTAAATCAATTAAGTTATGGTAAACCAAGACATAGAAATGGTGAAGGTTTATTGGTTTATGAAGATCCAATAAAAGGGACGGATGAAAAAGAAAATCCAGATCATCAGTATTTCATAACCGTGGATGTGGCTAGAGGGCAAGGAAAAGATAACAGTGCATTCGTAGTAGTTGATATTACTACAATGCCTTATAGAGTCGTAGCTAGATTTAAAAGCAATGTAGTATCTCCATTACTTCTTCCATCTTATATACGTGCAGTTGGTAAAAAATATAATAATGCATATGTTTTAGTAGAAGTAAATGATATTGGCTCACAGGTTGCCGACATCTTGCATAATGATTTAGAATATGAAAATTTGATTAAATCTAATTTCAAAGGAACTAAGGGTCAGACAATCACTGAAATGGGTGGTGGTAATAGACTTCTGTTAGGAGTCAGAACAACAAATCCTGTCAAGAAGTTAGGTTGTGCGATACTCAAGAATCTTATAGAACAAGATAAAATCGTTGTTGAGGATTCAGATACAATTGATGAATTAACAACTTTTATTGCAGATGGTGTTTCTTTCAGAGCAGATGATGGTCATACAGACGATCTTGTTATGTGTTTAGTTTTATTTTCTTGGGCAACACGTCAAGACTTTTTTGAAACATTAACAAATAAAGATATACGTGTTGAGATGTTCAATGAGGAAATAGAAAAAATAGAGGCTGAGATAGTTCCGTTTGGATTTATTGAGGACGGAAGAGGTGATATTGGTGAAGTCTTGAACAATGATGTCTGGTTTGATCGTAATGATCGTAAAAATAATATTTCCACTCAATTCTGGGTTTTTTAGTCAAAAAAGCTAAAAAAATATATATTATTAGAATAGGAGAAAATTATGAGCAGCTACCCAGGAGTAACTGTAAGAATACTTGATGAATCGTTAACAAGAAGCACATCTGAACTAAATTCACCAGCAGTTGGTGCAATGTTGGGTCAGGGTGGAACTTACTCTATGAAATTATTTTCTAAGAGTGCTACCGAGACAGCTCAAGGATATTACTACGTAGAAAATTTAAATGATTGGTTCAATAGATTAACTTATTTTTACAATACATATTATCCAGGATTTTCAGCAACCAATGGTACAACACTTGCTGCTAGAGATTTAGCGACCAACGGTGTAACTGGTTGGACTGATGAATGGTATCACGTTCATAACTTCTTGCAATACGGAGCACCATGTTATGTCTCATGGCAAGATTCTGGAGGTTCTGGTGATTTCTATATGCAAGATTTTGATGTAGTTTTCCAAGGTGGTACTGCCAGTACAAATCAAAGTTTTGTAAACAATGTTGTAAGTGCCAGAGCGGATGGTCCACTTCCAGTATTTGGTGTTTTAGGTGTAAATTCGAGTACTGCTCCACCAGCAGTAACTGCACCAACAGCAACATACGGTGAAAATACTTGTGCAGTTTATGGAGAAAAGAAGCACTTTAATGTCGCTGGTGATCCAACAAATCTCATAATTTCATCACTAGCTCCTGACGTAGCAGGATGTATTATAAGAACTGATAGAGATTCATTCCCGTGGTTCTCTCCAGCAGGGGCAAGAAGAGGTAGAATTAACAATGTCGCTGGACTTACAAAAGTTCTTTCAGAAGCAGATAAGGGATCTCTTTACACAAATAAAGTAAATCCAGTATTTAATGTTCCAGGAGAAGGTACACTTCTATTTGGTGATAAGTCATTGTATTCAGGCACTTCAACATTGGGATCAATAAATGTTGCAAGATTGTTTATCTATCTTAAGAGAACACTTGGTCCACTTGCAAGAGGTGTGTTATTTGAACAAAATGATGCTACTACTAGAGAAACATTTGCATCAGCAGCAGATAGTGTGCTTAGAGAAGTACAGGCTGGTAGAGGAATTTCCGAATATAGAGTTATTTGTGATGAAACAAATAACACTGCCGAAATTATAGAGGCTAAGAATTTCGTAGCAGATATTTTAGTTAAGCCAATTCCATCAATAAACTTTGTAAGACTTACTCTTACAAATAAGGATTTAAGTTCGACCCTTTAATCTAGGAGATAATAATGGGAAAGATAGATATTTTCAGACAATCTTTTAAGGGTGTAAGAGCAAATAGATTTGAAATTTTTGGTAAAACACCAGTTAATGTTGATATTCCAGATTTTAAAATCTATGCTAAGGCAGGATCTGTGCCTGGTTCAAGTATAGGAATCATTCCAGTTGGTTTCAAAGGAAGACCTGTGAAATTCTCAGGTGAAAGAACATATACTGATTGGGCAGTACAGGTATATGATTCATCAAAAACTGACCTTCGTAAAGTTATTGAAGACTGGATCGATAAAATGGATAGTAGATCAGATCACGAAGTAAATTATGATTACACTGCTGATTGGGAAGTTCATTATCAGGACATGACAAATACATCATCTACCCCATTATACAAACGTAAAATTAAACTGGTTCATTGTTTTCCAGTAGACATTTCACCTGTAGATTTGAGCTATGATGCACCAGATACATTCGCTGAATTCACTTTAACACTCACTTACGATTATTGGCAATATATCTAATGGGTAAAATAGATGATTTTAGAAAATATTTCGTAGGAGTAAAGTCCAACAGATTTAAAGTAACTGGTGGCATTCCATCTTCATTAAGATCACAAATCAATTCAAGTGTCTTTAACCAGGCACTTGAAATTTATTGCAAAGCAACTCAATTTCCAGGTTCTAGTGTTGGTTCTATAAATCTAAATTATAGAGGTAGACCTGTGAAATTCCCAGCAGAAAGATCAGCAGCTGATTGGGCAATACAGGTATATTCATCAGAACACCAATCAGAAGATTTAAGAACTTTTTTCCAAAGATGGATTGATTTCATCAACAGTGGTAATCATGACAAGATGAATTGGAAAGCCTATGCTGCAGAATGGGTAGTTTCCTATAACGATATGACTGCTGCTCAATCCAACTCTAAATATAAAACTTTTTGTTCTTTAATTAACGTATTTCCTATTGATATTTCTCCAATAGAATTGACAAACGATGCCACTGATGTTTTTGCAGAATTTACTGTGACATTGAGTTATGATTATTCTGTATTTTATCCCTAAATAGTATTATGGCTAACAATTTTTTTGGTTTTTTATTCGGAAAAAATAATAATAATGAACTATCTCCAATAACTCAAGAGGTAGGCAATCAACCATCATTTGCTGCACCAGATGATTATGACGGAACAATAACCGCAGAATCTGGTGGTTTCTTCTCTACAGTTTATGATTTCGGTGGTTCTATACGAGATGACAATACACAATTATCTCATTATAGATCTATGTCATTGTATCCAGAAGTGGATATGGCAATTGAAGATATTATTAATGAAACTATTGTATATGATGAAGATCATAATGCAGTTTTCTTAGATCTTTCAAACGTAGATAATTTATCTCCACAGATCAAGGATAAAATTCATAAAGAATTTAAGGGTATTCTTAAATTATTAAAATTTAATCATCAAGGTTGCGATATTTTTAGAAAATGGTATATCGATGGAAGATTATATTATCATACGATTATTGATGTAACCAGACCAGAAAAGGGTATACAGGAACTTCGTTTAATTGATCCATTAAAGATTAAGAAGGTTCGTAAAGTAGATAAAGAAATTAAAAATATTAATGGTATTCAGACAAATCTAATTAAGAATATCGAAGAATATTTTGTTTATACAGATCTGGATCCTGATGCAATCATGCAAACCAGTTCTTCTGGCCTTAAAATCGCATTAGATTCGATAACGTATGTTCACTCTGGTTTGATTGATTTAAATTCAAAACGTGTTATAGGCTATCTACATAAGGCTATTCGCCCTCTTAATATGTTACGTCAAATTGAAGATGCAGTTGTCATCTACAGAATGACAAGAGCACCCGAAAGACGTATTTTTTATATTGATGTTGGTAATTTACCAAAAAATAAAGCCGAACAATATATGCGTGAGTTAATGAATCGATATAGAAATCGATTAGTTTACGATCAAAAAACTGGTGAAGTTAAAGATGATCGTGCTCATTTAACAATGCTTGAGGATTATTGGATTCCACGAAGAGAAGGTGGTCGTGGTACTGAAATATCTACTTTAGATGGCGGTCAAAATTTAGGCCAAATGGAAGATGTCGAATATCTTCAAAGAAAATTATATAGAGCATTGAATGTTCCCATATCAAGACTTGAAACAACAACTGGTTTTAATATGGGTAGATCCAGCGAAATAAGCCGCGATGAAGTAAAATTCTTTAAATTTATTGAAAGATTACGAGCAAAATTTGCCATGTTGTTCTTAGATCTTTTAAAGAAACAATTAATTCTTAAAGGCATCTGTACATTAAATGATTGGGAAAAGATATACCAAGATATAAACTTCACTTTCACTAAAGATTCATATTTCACAGAATTAAAGGAAAATGAAATTCTTAGAGAAAAAGTGGATATGTTAAATATATTGGCTTCTTATGAAGGTAAATATTTCTCTTCTAAGTATATTCGTAAGCATATTTTACGACAATCCGATGAAATGATGCGTCAAATTGATGTAGAAATATCATCAGAACAAGCACTTGCTGCACAGGCACAAGCACAACAACAAATGATGCAAGGTCCACCGCAACAAGAGGAAGAACCTAAAAAATGAGATATTATTATCATGAAAAGGAAAGATTGGTTAAATTATTCAATTCATCAAAAAAGTTAAAATTGCCAGTTACAATTTATTTAAGAGATAGAAACACAATAATTTTAAATCCACCTCAAGTACAAATGATTCAATCTTTTGTGAATAGTGATAATAAAAAATTAAAAATGCTGTTATCGGATAAAAAAACCATAAATAATTTTCTTGGACATTTTACAGAAAATCTTAAAAAAATAAATAATAAAAGAACTAGGAGCAAACAATGAATAATTTTTCTGATCTTATACCCCTTATAATGGAAAATAAGTTATCACAAGCTAAAGATATATTAAATGAACGCCTTTACACTAAACTTGGTGTAATGCTTGAGCAACGTCTAGAAGACTACGCACCAACTGTGTTCATGACACAAGAAGAGTTGGAAATTCATGAAGCTAAGAAAAAAATGGAAGAAGATGATAAAGAAGACAGTGAAGATGAAATAGATTATGAAGACGAAGATAATGATGGTGATATTGATGAAGATGGTGATAAAGACGATAGTGATGAGTATTTAAAAAATAGATCTGAGAAAATTAAAAAAAATACAAATGAAGAAATAGATTCTGATGATGACGATATCATTGAAGAAGAATTTATGACAGAATTGACTGCCATTGTCGAAGAAATAGAAGCAGAACTTGGTGAAGAACTAACAGAAGAAGAAATAGCCGAAATAGCAGAAGAATTACTTTCAGAAGAAGAAATTTGCGAAGACTGTGAAGAAGAAACCCAAGAATAAGGAATTCCATGAAGTTAATCACAGAAACAATTGAAAACGTAAAAACTCTTGTAGAGTCTACCGACAATGGTAAAAATTATTATATTGAAGGTATTATGATGCAAGGTGAAACTGTGAATCGTAATGGAAGAAAATATAGCATTAATATTCTTGAAAACGAGTGTGGCCGTTATGTCAAGGAATACGTTGATAAAAAACGTGCTCTAGGTGAATTAAATCACCCATCTGGTCCATCTGTAAATCTAGATCGTGTCTCACACATGATTGTAGAATTAAATCAAGAAGGTAATAATTTCATCGGTAAAGCTAAAATATTAGATACACCGATGGGTAAAATTGTTAAATCATTGATTGATGAAGGTGCTTTATTGGGTGTTTCTTCAAGAGGTATGGGAACATTAAAAAGAGTAAACGAAATTAATGAAGTTCAATCAGACTTTACTTTAAGTGCTATTGATATTGTTGCTGATCCATCAGCTCCAGATGCCTTTGTAAATGGTATTCTGGAAGGAAAAGAGTGGGTATGGCACAATGGATTACTTAGAGAAAAAGAATTGTCTGAAATGAAAAAACAATTGCAAAAGACCAGTAAAAAAGATATGGAAAAAAAAGCCATAAAAATGTTTGAAAACTTTTTGAGGAAGTTATGAAAAACGAAACAAATATTTCATCAAGCATATCTTGCAGAAATGCAAGATATGCTATTTACTGTAAAGTTCATAATGATTTAAAAGAAAATAATAGTATAAAACAAATCAATGAAAAATTCTTTAGTGGTGGTACTCCACTATTTCAGAAATTAGGTAGTAGATTAGCACTTGCTGCCAGAAAAGGATTGAGAACTGTTAGGGGTCCAATAACAACTGGTCAATATAGTCAAAAAATGGGTGCATTGCCTGTACAAAAACCATCTATTATGGCGGCTGCTTTACCTAAACTCGCCACAATGGGATTAAGAGCTGCTATATCTAGTGGTTTAAATTTTCCAACCGCACGTGGTAATGTAACTAATCCTTTAAAGGGAGTAACAAACTTAGGTAGTGTTTTGAGAGCTGGCAGAGCTGTATCAAATGCTTTTAGAACAAATCAACCTCAAGAACCACAAACATCTACATCTCCAGTAACAGCTAGATCTGGTCCAAAACCATTAATGACTGCTGCTCAATTAGCATCACAGATAAGATCAACACAACAAGAATTAGCGAGAAGATCTACTCAAGAAATAGATTTATTACCAAGATCATCTAGAATAAGTCGTATTGCTGCATTGAGAGCAACAGAACAAAGATTAAAAGATCTTCAAGCACAAAATACAGGTATATTGGGATTTAAATATGATGAGGATGATGTATATCCCAAACCAAATTTATACAAACCACCAAATAATCCAGACCCTACGAATTAGTCCAACAATAGACGTTACATATCGTTATGTAAATAATAAAAAATATAAATAATATTACTTACGGAGAAAATTATGAATCAAGGTCAAGATGTACAAGATGCAACAGGAAAGGGAACTTTCGCCTCGAATGGCGTAACTCCTATGTTTGCTAAACCAATTGCAAAAGACGGTTTAGCAAAAGCAAACATGGCTTCACTTTCACCTCAAGGTGGTGCAGCACCAAAGCAAAACACCACAGAAGAACCAGAAGATGATATGGAAGAAACCAAAGAATCAGTACAATTAGATATTACTGATTATGTTGATGCACTTTTTGAAGGACAAGATCTTTCAGATGAATTCAAAGCAAAGGCTGCAACCTTGTTTGAAGCTGCTTTGAATGAAAAAGTAGCAATCATCGAACAAGCAATTTTACAAGCATCACAAGAAGTAATTGAGGAAGAAGTATCCGCAGTAGCATCTACTCTCACTGAGCAAGTAGACGGTTATCTTGGATATGTTCTCAATGAATGGATGGAAGAAAATCGTCTTCAAGTCGAGCAAGGTTTCCGTACCGAGATTGCCGAAAACTTTATCCAAGGACTCAAAGAGTTGTTTGAAAATAACTATATTGAAGTTCCAGAAGAAAAGGTCGATCTCGTTGATGAATTATTTGCCGAGAATCGTCAACTTGAAGAAAATCTTAATCAACTCATGAAACAGCACATGGAATTACAAGAGAAAAATATTGTAAATGAATGTGCTAATGTTTTCATGGAACTTTCATCAGATCTTGCAGATACAGAAGTTGAAAAACTTGCTTCACTCTGCGAGTCTATTGAATTCAATTCAGTTGATCAATACAAAGAAAAAGTAAAAATACTCAAAGAGTCATATTTTAATGGTAAGTCACCTGAAGCAGAAAGCCTCACCGAAGAAACTACTACTTCATCTAAACCATTTATCAATGAAGATATGAATGTTTATGTCAATTCAATCAGTAAGCATCTCAAAGCCATAAAAGGTTAATTTAACAAAAAGAAAATAGGAGAAATAAAATGGATTTTAATGGAATAACCCCTTATGACCAACTTCTTGAGAAGTGGTCCCCAATCATTGATCACCCAGAATTAGACAAGATCAATGACATTCAACGTCGTCGTAATACCGCAGTTCTTCTTGAGAATCAAAAGAAGGCACTCAGAGAAGGTGCAAGTGATTTCCTCACAGAAGCACCTGTAAATGCTATGGGTGGCAATTTTGCCAATAATCAAGTAGCTCAAGGTGGCGCATCAACATCAGCTCTCGCTGGTTATGATCCAATCCTAATCAGCCTTGTTCGTCGTGCAATGCCTAACGTCGTTGCTTATGATGTAGCAAGCGTTCAACCAATGTCAGCACCAACTGGTCTTATCTTTGCATTCCGTTCAAGATACGACAATCAAGCTGGTCTTGAGGCAATGTATGATGAACCAATCGCATCCTTCGCTGGTGCTCTTGGATCAACTGGTGTTGGTGCTGGTGCTACTGGCTTTACTTATACCAACCCATTTGGTCTAGGTGCTTCATCTGGTAGCTGGAATGCTTCACCAGATCGTAAAGATTTGTTTAATTCATTCCGTGGTTTCCTTACACAAAATGCAGAATCACTCGGTGAAGCTGGCAACCCATTCAAGGAAATGTCATTCAGCATTGAACGTGTCGCAGTACAAGCTCGTACACGCGCACTCAAGGCAGAATACACAACTGAACTTGCACAAGATCTCAAGGCTGTTCACGGTCTTGATGCTGAGGCGGAACTCGCAAATATTCTTTCAACTGAAATCTTGAACGAAATCAACCGCGAAATTCTCCGTGCAGTTTACACCATTGCCAAGACAGGTTCACAACAAAGAGATCTTTCATACTCTGGTTCATACGATCTCTCAACAGATTCTGACGGTCGTTGGTCAGCTGAAAGATATCGTGGCCTCATGTTCCAAATCGAACGTGAAGCAAACGTCATTGCGAAAGAAACTCGTAGAGGCAAGGGTAACTTCATTCTTTGCAGCGCAGATGTTGCTTCTGCTCTCGCAATGGGTGGATTCCTTAATCTCTCACCAGCACTCAACGTCAATATGAATGTTGATGATACTGGTAACGTCTTCGCAGGCGTTCTCAACGGCAAGTACAAGGTCTTCATCGATCCATTCGTTCCTGCTGGTGTTGACTTCTTCATGGTTGGTTATAAGGGTCAATCCCCATATGACGCTGGTATGTTCTACTGCCCATACGTTCCGCTACAAATGGTACGTGCAGTCGGTCAAGATACCTTCCAACCCAAGATTGGCTTCAAGACTCGTTACGGCATGGTCGCAAATCCATTCGCCAAGGGTCGTGATGTAATCAGCGCAAACGCTGAAGGTTTGGATGCTAATAGCAACGTCTATTACAGACTTACTCGCGTAGTCAATCTCCATGGTCTTGATTCAGGCTTCAATACCTGATAATAACCCGTAAGGTTTATAAGGAAAAGGGTGGCGAAAGCCACCCTTTTTCATTGCATAAATAATAGTATGTTTAATCCAGCAAATATACCAGCTTCTGTGAAGGCAAATTTGCCTGGTGATTTTTATTCATCAAATCCATCTATACCAGTAAATACAAACTTTCTTCTACAGAATAGATTTGTATTTACATTGAGTAGATGCCCAACAATGAGTTATTTTCTTCAACGAGTAAATTTACCTTCTTTGAGTATTGGTATATCACCGCAGTCTAACCCAACACCAATAGATATACGTCTAGCTGGAAATAGATTTCAATTCGAAGATTTACAGGTTAGTTTTCCAGTTGATGAATATATGATGAATTATAAAGAATTGTTCGATTGGATGAAGGGTTTGGCCCCATACACAGATAATGTAGAGGAATTAAAGGATATACATAAAACATCTGATGCTACATTGGTTATTTTGAACAGTCAATATAATCCAATTATCACATATAAGTTTTATAATATATTTCCTAGTTTTTTATCTGGATTAGATTTTGATGTTACTTTAAATGATACTGATGTTGTGATTGCCTCGGCAGTATTTACATATACACACTTTGATATTTTTGAAGATAAGACTTTATAATATGACACTAAATGATATTAAAAAAATGGTAGAGGATGATGTCCTCATTGATAATACAAGTTTAGATCACGAAGCCTCGGTTGTTCCTCAACAACATAACAAATATCTTTGTATATTGTCTGATGAAAAACTAGTATTGGCTAAGTTTGAAACAGATTTAAATGTTCTAAAAAGAAATAAATGGCTATATTACTCTGGAAAATTGAGTGAAGAACAACTGCACGATTTAGGTTGGGAACCATTTGAATTAGCACTAATACGTCAAGATTTAGATAAATTTATTGACAGCGATAAAGATGTAATTCAACTTGAATTAAAGGTAACTATGCAAAAAGAAAAAGTCAATTATCTAGAAAGTGTAGTTAAAATTATTTCAAACAAAATTTGGTCTATTCGAGCATCAATCGAATGGATTAAATTTACTCAAGGTGTATAATGTTAAAGATTCATAAGGTCGATGAAGTATATTTGAAAATCGACTGTGAGCCTTCGATTGCGAAAGAGCTTTCTGGATTTTTTACATTTAAAGTACCAAATCATCAGTTTACACCAGCATATAAAAAGAAAAAATGGGATGGTACGATTAAATTATTTAATTTAGCAGCCCAGACGATATATGTTGGATTGTTGGATTATATTGTAAAATTCTGTGAAGAACGTATGTACAAATACGAAATACATGGAATTGAAATTAAAAAAATAACAGAGACTGATATAAGGGAATGGTTGAATAAACAAAAGATTTATTCTGGAGGCAAGGAGATTATTCCACACGCCCACCAAATAGATGCTGTCATTCATGCTCTTACAAAGAATCGAAGTCTCCTGCTGTCTCCTACTGGCTCTGGTAAGTCATTAATCATATATCTCACACTTAAGTATCTTTTAGATCATAATGAAAATAGTAAATATTTGATTATTGTTCCTACCACTGGTCTTGTTACTCAAATGGCTGGTGATTTTTCAGATTATTGTAATCATGATAAGAACATCTTGAGACAAATACATACAATATTTCAAGGAAAATCAAAAGAAATAAATCGAAGGATTGTGATATCTACATGGCAAAGTATATACAAGGAGCCAGATTCATTTTTCAAGAACTTTTATGGTGTCTTTGGGGATGAAGTTCATCTTTATAAAGCAAAATCTTTATCGACCATGATGAAAAAATGTAAGAATTGTGTTTTCAGAACTGGAACAACTGGTACATTAGATAATACCCAGGCTCATAAATTAATGATTGAGGGATTATTTGGTAGATGTTTTTCTGTAACTACAACTAAAATATTAATGGATGATAAAATCTTATCAAATTTAACTATCCATTCAATATTATTAAATTATGATACTAAAGAATATCAAGATATTAAGAAGTGCAGCTATCAACATGAAATGGAATGGCTCATTACTAATACGAAAAGAAATAATTTTATCTGTAATTTGGCCAATAATATTCCTGGTAATGTTCTGGTTCTATTTAATTTTGTTGAAAAACATGGTATACCATTGTTCAATCAATTAAATAAGTCTAAAACTAAAGATACATTTATGATATATGGGAAGACTGATATTGAACAACGAGAATTGATTAGAAATATCGTTGATAAGCATACAAATAGTATTCTTGTTGCATCTTATGGTACTTGTAGTACTGGTATTAATATTAAAAACATAAATGCAATTATATTTGCATCTCCATCAAAATCCGTCGTAAGAATATTACAATCTATTGGTAGAGGTCTTCGTAAATCAGACAGAAAAGATAAGGCTACTGTGTTCGATATTGGTGATAATTTATCATGGAAGTCATACAGAAATCACACCCTTAGACATATGGATGAGAGGCTTGACCTATATACTAAAGAGAAGTTTACGTTCGATATCAAGAACATAAGATTATAGGAGGAGCAATGAATTGTAAAATACTCAAATTGAGCAATGGCGAAGAATTAATTGCCGACGTTCAAGAAGACTCCGAAAAATACATAGTAAACAATCCGATGGTATTTTTAACAACCACTATGTCCGATGAAAATGGACTTGGTGTAGATGTTACTTTTATGAAGGATTGGTTAAATAATAGTGATATAAAAACTATTGAATTAAGTAAAGATAGAGTCGTGGCAATAATTGATGCTAGTAAGAAATGTGTACGTCATTATACTCTTGAAAAAGAGAAAAATGAAAATGAAGAAAAATTGAAAAATAATCTTTCTGAACAAGAAATAGAACAGTACATGAAAGATGTTGATGCTATTATGGAACAGATATTCAATCCATCATTCTCTGGAGATGAGATTCCTTTTGAAGATGAAATTCCATATGAAGAAATTGAAAGAGAAGAAAAACGACGCAGAAAGCGTCGTAAGCGTAAGAAGAATATAGAAAATAATATTATTCCTAAAGAATTTCAGGATAGACCAATGATTTATTTGAATATGGTAATTCCACCTGAAGCAATTATGAATCTAATTTCTGCTGGTATACTAGATCCAGAAATGATTCAAACTATGATTGATCAGGTAAAGAAGAAAGCAAAATTTACTGGTGATGAGAAAACTCGTAAAGATTTTGGTAACAAGTTTAGTGATTGGAATCCAGATCCCAAGTCAGATGATTATCTCTAAGATCTTGAAGAAACCTAGTCTTCCTTATACCAGACAAAGTAATTATAATTATCTACTGAAAACGTGTCAAGAGCAATCTTGACATTTTTTTAAATTAATATTGAAAGTATATCGAATATGATGTATAATGACGATATGGAAGAAATAAAAAAAGACAAAAAGTTAAAACATTATATAAATAACGAAGAATTTCTAACAGAAATGAATTCTTGGAAAAAGGTTGTGAATAAAGCATTAAAGAAGAAACAACCAATACCACCAGTTACAAACTATATTGGTGAATGCTTTATGAAGATTGCTGAACATTTATCCCAAAGACCTAATTTTATCAACTACCCATTCAGGGAAGATATGATAAGTGATGGCGTTGAAAATTGTTTGCAATATGCACATAATTTTGATGATTCCAAATCAAAGAATCCATTCTCATATTTCACACAAATAATTTATTTTGCATTTCTACGAAGAATCGAAAAAGAAAAGAAACAAGCATATATTAAATATAAATGTCTAGAAATGCATAATATAGATGCTAAATTTTCTGAATGGTTAAAGGAACACAACGAATCTGCTACATTTGCTGAATTTCTACAGAAAAACTTTTATTTATCAGAGAATGATATAGAAAAGATGGAAAAAGAAACTCAACCAAAGAAAAGAAAACGTAAAAAGTCGTGAAAATTGCAATAATATCAGATACACATTTTGGTCATAAAAACGACTCACTGTTCTTTTTGGAAGAATCACTTAAATTCTTCGAAGAGCAGTTTTTCCCATATCTACATCAAAATAACATCAAAGATGTGATTCATATGGGTGATTTGATGGATCGCCGTAAGTATGTAAATTTTAATACATTACATCAAGTAAAAGATAGATTTATTCGATTCTTTGCTGACAATAATATTAATTTACACATTACACTTGGTAATCATGATACATTTTACAAGAATACCAATTTTATAAATTCAATAAATGAATTGTTTGGTGATTCTAAGAATATTATTTTATATGATAAACCTACAGAATTACAATTTGATACACTCAAAATTGGCATAGTGCCATGGATAACAAATGATAACGAAAATGATTGCTTGGATTTCCTTCAAACTACATCTGCTTCTATACTTGTTGGGCATTTCGAAATCAACGGATTCGAAGTAGTTACAAATATCCGTCATTCCTCTGGATCTGATTCAGAGATGTTCAGTAAATTCGACAAAGTATTATCTGGACATTTTCATCTACGTCAATCCAAACAAAATATTCATTATTTGGGTACTCAATATGAATTGAGTTTTGGTGATGTAAATTCTAAAAAGGGTTTTTCTATTTTAGATACAGATACCAGAGAATTAGAATTCATTGAGAATACTAGAAAAATATTCAACATTATTAAATATGATGATGTAAATGGATTCGAAAAACCAGATGCAAATAAAATCAAAAATACACATGTAAAGGTTATTGTCTTAAATAAGAAAAAACCTAAAATTTTTGATATGCTAATGGATGCATTGGCTACATGTGAATTACAAGAATTGACCGTAGTAGAAGATTTTGAAAATAATGATAATGAAGAATCTGAAGTTGATATTACTCAAGATACAATCAGTATCATAGCTTCAGAGATTGATATGAATGAAAATATTATTCATAAAGACAGGATCAAGATGATAATTAAAGAATTATACATGGAGAGTATGACATTATGATTGAAAAATCAGCAGATGAATTTCTATTTGAAAAAGACGAAGAAAAAAAAGTTGTATTTCGTTCAATGATTGTTCCAGAGAAGGTATTAGATAATGATCATCTTCAAGAAGATAAAGTTTAAAAATTTCGGATCATTCGGTAATAAGTTTACCGAACTTGATTTGTTAAAATCTCCAACAACTTTGGTGTGTGGAAAAAATGGAAGTGGTAAATCATTTGCATTATTGGATTCGATTACCTTTGCTTTGTTTGGTAAACCATTTAGAAAAATTAATATTCCACAGCTTCAGAATTCAATCAACACGAAAGAATGTTTAGTTGAATTGTATTTTTCAATTGGATCTGACGAATATGTAATTCGTCGTGGTCTTGGTCCAAAATTATTTGAGATAATTAAAAATGGTAAATTAATTAATCAGGATGCAAAAACATCAGATTACCAAGACTTACTTGAACAGCAAATTATTAAAATGAACTACAAGACATTTACTCAAGTAGTAATTCTTGGTAGTTCATCCTTCATTCCATTCATGCAATTGACAGCGGCTGATCGTAGATCCGTTATTGAAAATATTTTAGATATTAATGTATTTACAAATATGAATACATTATTGAAGGGTAAGATATTACAAAGTAAAGAAAATCTTAGAGAACTAAGTAATAAGATTGAAAATCAAAAACAAAAGATTGATTATCAAAAAATTATTATTAATAAAACAGTAGGATTGTCAGAGGATGAAATCGAAGAATTGAATAACACCATTCAAAGTAACCAATCCACCATTGATACTCTAAATAGTACTATATCAGAATATCATAATAATAAGATAAAGATTGATGAACAAGATTTAATTACTCTAGAAAAAGATTTAGTTAAATTTCAGAGGTTTACTGCTCAGATCTCTCTTAAGATGGCAAATGCCATAGAGGAAAAACAATTTTATGAGAAAGAAGAAAATTGTTCGAAATGTAAAGGCAAAATTACAGAGGAAACGAAAAAAACTAACCTCGAAGAGATCGAAAAAAATATTAAGCAGTTCGAGGAAGCTAACAAGACGTTCGAAAGTCAAATCGAAACGATAACGTCAAGCATCTCTTCCATCAAAGAAAAACTTAAAGCAAATAATAATATTGATGATAAAATCAAAGATTTAAAGAATCAGATTGCCATAATTAATATGACAATTGAACACGCTAAATCTAAGTTGAAGAAGACAGAAACAAATCAAACCGACATTGTAAAAGAAAAAGATAAATTGAATGAGTATAATATTCAATTGAAAATATTTGAAGAAGAAAAGGAATCAAAGAAGGAAGAATATATTCAACTTGAACAAATATCAGATATTCTAAAGGATAGTGGAGTAAAGGCTAAGATCATCAAGCATTATCTTCCATCAATGAATAAAAATATCAATAAGTATTTAAAATCTATGGATTTCTTTGTTCAATTTTATCTAGATGAAAATTTTCAAGAAGTTATTAAAAGTCGAAATCGAGATGAGTTTTCTTACATGAATTTTAGTGAGGGAGAAAAGATGCGTATTGATCTATCTCTTCTATTGGCATGGAGGGAAATTGCTAAACTAAAAAATAGTGTTAATTGCAATTTGCTTATCTTGGATGAGGTTTTTGATTCATCACTGGATTCAGTTGGAACAGATGAAGTAATGAAATTACTAAATACATTAGGTGTAAATTCAAACGTGTTTGTAATCAGTCATAAAGCCGATCAAATAGTGGATAAATTCAACCATGTCATTCACTTTGAAAAGAAAAATAATTTCAGTAAGATGATCTGAGATGTTTATAGAAGAAACACCACAAGAACTAAATTTTAGAGGAAAATACAGGAAATATGATCCTGATGGTTATTATAGTGTATATAATACTGGTGATGTTGTAGAATATCTTGGCAAGAAATATGTTGCCGTAAAACCAACTAAAAATATAATACCATTAAATAACACTACAAATTGGAAAGAATTAGAAGTAGCATCTAGATTTTTTAGAGCTGAAGTTGAACCATCTGAAACTAACGAAGGAGATAGATGGCTTGATCTCGCAACTGGTATCGTATATACTAGAGTCCGCGATATCAATGGACTTCATTGGGTAGAATTTTAGGAGAAAACATGTCGAAAAATACAGATCGTAATGGTAAGGGCGTTCACAAGCAAACAATGAAAAATATTGATCGTCGCATCAAAGATAAAGAGCGTTCTTCAGAACGTAATGATTTTAAGAATAAACTTCGAAGTTATGTTGACGGTAATTTAGAACATCTTGATGAAGATGACCTTGACGACTTTGAATAAACTAATTATAATGAGTACATATGACATCTACAGCAATTACAATCAGTAAAACAACACTTTCTATTCTCAAGAACTTTGCAAATATGAATTCAAATATTCTTGTAAAGCCTGGGAATGTAATCAAGACAATCACACCATCCAAGAGTGGTATGGGAGAGGCAGTTATCGAAGAGACTTTTGATGTCGAATTTGGTATCTGGGATCTTAACAAATTCCTTGGAGTCGTGAGTCTTTTCAGCAACCCTCAGTTTGAATTTGGTGAAAAGAGTGTAAAGATCATTGGACCGAATAATTCAGTTGTAAATTATTATTATTCGGAACCTCGACTTCTCACATATCCAACGAAGTCAGTAAATATGCCACCAGTTACGGTAAAGACTCGTATCGAAGAAGGTATGTTCAATGAACTTCAGCGAATTTCATCAGTTCTACAACTTCCAGATCTTTCATTCCAGAGTGATGGTAGTATTATCTACGCGATCATCTGTGATCTTAAGGATCCAACAAGTAATAGCTACAAGGTAGAACTTGAAGGTAATGCTGATGGTGCTGAATTTGAACTTAATTTTAAGATGGAAAATATTCGTCTTTTGGCTGGAGATTATGAGATTTCATTTGCAAAGAACGTAGCAGTTCAATTTGATAATGAAAATCTGAATCTCTCTTATTGGTTTGCAATGGAACCTAACTCACGGTATACTGCATAATATGAATAATACTGAATTTCTTTGGGTCGAAAAATATCGACCACAAACCATTGATCAATGTATTCTCCCATCGTCCTTGAAGAAGACCTTCAAGGACATGGTTGCTAAAGGAGAACCACAAAATCTTCTATTTTCTGGTACTGCTGGTACAGGAAAAACTACTGTTGCCAAGGCACTTTGTAATGAATTGAATGCAGATTGGATTCTTATTAATTGTTCTGAAGATGGAAACATCGATACACTTCGAACAAAGATTCGACAATTTGCAAGCACAGTTTCATTTTCTGAAAATTCAAAAAAGGTTGTTATTCTTGATGAGTTTGATTATTCAAACGCACAGAGTATTCAACCAGCACTTCGTGGAGCTATTGAAGAATTTTCAAGTAATTGTCGTTTTATTTTGACTTGTAACTACAAGTCACGAATCATTGAACCAATTCATTCACGATGTACTTGTATCGATTTTACAATCTCTAACGAGGAACGTCCTTCTATCTGTGCTGGAATTTTGGAACGATGTGAATATATTCTTAAAAATGAGAATGTTATTTGTGATAAAAAGGCTTTGGCCAAGCTTATCATGAAGCATTACCCAGATTTTCGTAGAATTCTAAACGAACTTCAGCGATATTCTGTCTCTGGTAAGATTGATGAAGGTATTCTTATTAATATTGCTGATAATGAAATCAAGAATCTAATTTCATTTATGAAAAATAAGGACTTCGCAAATGTTCGAAAGTGGGTTGCAACAAATGTGCATTTGTCAGAAACTGATATTTTTAGAAAGATTTATGATAATCTAAATGCATATCTAGCCCCTATGAGCATTCCTGGAGCCATTATTGTTCTTGGGGAGTATCAGTACAAGGCTGCATTTGTGAGCGATCAGGAGATCAATATGGTGGCTTGCTTGGTAGAACTTATGATGACATGTGAGTTTATCTAATGGAAATCTTTGATTTTCTCAATAGCATTAATGATAATAAGAAAAATCTAATGAACGTAGATCCTGGTTGCGAGAGGGTTTACGTTCCTTATATTATCAATAAATCTTTATCATATTTTCCAGATACTCTTTTTGAGGCAAATATGATGAATTTTTATAATAATATTAGTAAAAAGATGCAATATGATTATTATCTTCTGAATATTCGAAAAAAGAAACGATTTAGCAAGTGGCATAAAGAAAAGACCACTGATTCTGATGATATATCAATTATCAAGCAATATTACGGATATTCGGATAAAAAGGCAGTAGAAGCCTCCAAAATTCTAACAAAAGAGCAAATAAATCATCTAAAGAAGGCATTAAATACTGGTGGAAATATTAAATAATATAAATATTTAATATTTTTGGAGTATTTAATGGAAGAAAATAATGATGATATTTTTGATGGATTGGGTGTTGAAGTGACCCTAAAATCAAAAGAAGACTTTTTAAAAATCAAGGAAACCCTCACAAGAATTGGCGTATCCTCAAAAAAGGAAAATAAACTATTTCAATCTTGTCATATTCTGCACAAGCGAGGTCGTTATGCAATAATGCATTTTAAAGAAATGTTTATACTTGATAATCTAGAGAGTGATATTTCTGATGATGATATTGGTAGAAGAAATACTATTGTAAAATTATTGATTGAGTGGGGTTTATGTGATGCAGTTGATCCTGAAGAATATAGCACACCACAACTTTCTTTAGCAAGAATTAAAATAGTATCACATAAAGACAAAGTTAACTGGCAACTCGTTCCTAAATACCATATAGGAAAGTGAGTTGTTTTTAATATGGATATAATGCAAGCAATTGGAGCACCGTTTAATACAGATCAGTCTTCCTGTTCTGACAAGAAACCTAAATTATTTTCATGGACGAAAGAAGATAGCAATATCAAGGTTTTTATAGATGCAGCTATTTCACATGGAATAAATTACGTAAAGAAGCCTAACGAAAAAAAGATAGCATGGATTTGTGAATCAAGGGCGATATTTTATGAATTTAATTTTCCTAAAGATTTATTTGAAAAACATCTTGAACGGATTTGTGACAGCTATGATGCTGTTTATTTTTCTGATAGGACATTTTGCAGTAAAAATAAAAAATTACATTTCTCGTTTGCTGGAAGTAACCTTCCTTGGATAGAAGATCAACAAATATTTGAAAAGAATAAATTAGTATCTCTAATAGCATCACCAAAACAAGCAACAATAGGTCATCAAGTTCGTCATGCTTTGGCAGACAAATGGAAAGATAAAGTTGATTTATATGGTGGTGTATTAGGATCACAAAGATTTGGATATGAGAAACGACCTTGGGGAGATAAAAGTCGTGCCTTGAATCCATATATGTTTTCAATTGTTATTGAAAATGATAAGTATCCAACTTACTTTACAGAAAAATTAACAGACTGTTTTGCAACTGGAACAATACCTGTATATTGGGGTACACCTGATATTGGTAATTATTTCAATTCAGAAGGAATTATTACACTTGATTCATCATTTGATCCATCACAATTAACAGAAGAATTATATTATAGTAAGATGGATGCAATTAAACATAATTTCGAACGTGTGAAAAAATTAGAGAATGCAGATGACATTCTTTATCACATGATAAAACAAATATAAATACTAGACCATGAAGACACCTGTGATTTCTTTTTATGCTGACGTAGATGGTCGCACTTATTATAGCGATCATGCCACAAGATTGAAAAAAAATCTTGAGGAACATTCCGTACCAAACTTTATTAGACATAAACCATCAAAGGGAAATTATCGTTCTAATTGTTTATCAAAACCTAGATTTATTCTTGAGATGATGAACGAATTAAGAACACCACTTGTTTGGTTAGATGTAGATTCAATTGTACATAAACCTCTTGAAGTTTTTGATGAGTTTCACGATAAAGTTGATTTAGCTATGGCATTTCCTAAAGTTCCTACAAAGGAAGATACAACTATTGGTATGCCAAAAGCATCACCAATATACTTAAATCAAACACCAAAATCTTATGAATTTATATATGCTTGGATTGAGGCAAGTGAAGAATTAGAACGACAAGCAAATATTGCATTTGATCATGAAGTTTTGTTAAAGATATTCATGAAAATGATAAACGAGAATACTGGTGTTCGTATGGCTTTTTTAGGAAATGCTTATTGTGTTTGGCCTGGTATACCGATTCAAGGTGGAGAACCAGTAATTACAATGGGATTAGCGGATGGAGAATCAAAAGAACAGGTATTGAGAGATATGGGTTTTGATGAACACAATATTAAATTTCAAAGCCCAGGAAATAAGTTTTTGGTGAATCAATGAAACCTGTAATATTGAATGCTGATTATATGATATCTTCTGAAGATATTCCAGATATCATGCATCCAACAGAAATATATTTTACAAGATTTGGTACTAATAAATTTCCAAATGGAGAACCATCGTTTATTGGTGAAAATTCATATAAAATATTTTGTCATGTAAATGAACCAACAACTTCTAGATGGGTTGAACCTGTAGAAAATATTATAAAGCATCACAAAAAGTATGATAAAATTGTAACATCAAATCCAGAAGTTTTAGATAAATGTTCAAACGCAAAGTTCATGGTGTACGGAACAACATGGTTAAATAAGTCAAAACATCATCCAGATTCATTTGGAAAATTTACTAATGATCTAGTAACTCTTCAGAAAGAATTAAGTCTTTCTATGGTATGTGGATCTTTATATGGAAAACCTGGATATAATCTAAGACATATTATATTTCAAAATCAAGATAAAATTTTAGTATCTAAAAAATTTTATAGTTCAACACGTTTTATGATACCAAATGTTCCAACATTACCCAATGATGATAAAATACATCTATTTAATAGCATGTATTCAGTAGCAATTGAAAGCACACAAGAAGTAAATTATTTTTCTGAAAAAATAGTAGATTGTCTGATAACTAAAACAATCCCTATATATTGGGGATGTCCAAACATATCAGATTTTTTTGATACATCATATTGGTTAAATATTGATGATCTTATAAATTTTAAATTTACTGATGATTATTACTATAGTAATTTAGAAAAAATAAATATTAATTTTGAAAAATCAAAACAATATTGTGATAACATTATAGAAAGAATATTAAAATTATGAATAAGCGAGTATTATTAGTAACTGGAATAGGGAAATTACAACTAGATGTTTATTCTGCTGGTGGTGATTTGCCTATTAAACAAATAGCAGAAATGACATTTCCTTCTAAACAAAGATATGCTTCTAAACATGGTTATGATTTATTAAAAATTGAAGATTTTGGTTCTGATAAAGAAAAAAATATAGATGAAAGTAATATGGGATTTATGAGAGCGGCTAGAACATCCGATATGTTAAACTATTATGATATAGTAGTGTGGATTGATGCCGATTCCATAATAACAAATGATCAAATTAAAATAGAAAATTTTCCAATAGAAGAAGACATAACATTCTATGCATCATATGATTGGAATGGAAAATATAGTATAAGTGGCGGTAATTTTATGTTTGTTAAAAATAAAAATACTGAACATTTTCTTGAAGTATTTTATAGTCTTGTTGGAAAAGCTAAACATGAACAAGAAGCTATGAATTTTTTATATTTTAGAACACCTTATAAAAATATGATGAAAATTCTTGATCATGATTATTTAAATGCAGCTCCAACTAGAGAAATGTATGCTGAACAATGGGCCACTAGAGGAGATATACCTTATCCATGGAATGAAAAATCTTTTTTATGTCATTTAACTGGAGCCTCTAATAGACATAGAGAAAGAATATTAAAATCTTACTTTAATAATTTTTTATAAGAACATAAATATATGTTATCAATTATTACTTATATTTAAATAAAAATATTTTATATATTGACATCTGTTAATAAAATATGATAGAGAATTTTAAAATGAAAAAAATTGTATATGTTACAGGTTGTTTAGGCTTTATTGGTTCATATATAACTCGTTTATGTTTACAGCGAGGATGGTATGTAAAAGGTGTTGATAAAATAACATATGCTGCAAATAAAGATTTATTAAATGAATTTACAAAATATGAAAACTTTTCATTTGTACATTGTGATATAAATGATCTTAAATTTTTATATGACTGTGATTATGTAATTAATACAGCAGCAGAAACACATGTTGGAAATTCTATAGCAAATAGTGATGATTTTATTAAATCAAATATAGACGGTGTACATAATTTATTAGAATTGATAAGAAATTATAGGCAAGAAACTGGAAAAATACCAACCTTGTTTCATTTTAGCACTGATGAAGTTTATGGAGATATTGAAGAAGGTGCTCACACAGAAACAGATTTACTTAAGCCATCCAATCCATATTCAGCGACTAAAGCAGCAGCAGATATGCTAATATTAGCCTGGGCTAGAACGTATGGAATCCCATATGTTATTGTTAGACCAACAAATAATTATGGAATAGGTCAATATGTTGAAAAATTAATTCCAAAATCATGTAAATATCTTGCTTTGGGGAGAAAAATACCACTTCATAACAATGGAACACCTATAAGAAATTGGTTACATGCTGAAGATACAGCAAGAGCAGTTTTAAATATTATTGATAAAGATGTTAAAAATGAAATATACAATATTTGTGGTGGATTTGAACAAAGTAATTTTGAAACAGTAAATCAAATTTTGAAATGTCATAATATTCCAGAAGAAAAATTACAAAATTATATTGATTTGTCTTTCAATCGAACTGGACAGGATGTAAGATATGCATTGAATGATTCTAAACTAAGATCATTAGGTTGGAATCCAATTAAAATTTTTGAAAAAGAATTAAAAGATATAGTAAAACACTATCAGGAAAAATTTATATGGTAAATAATATATTTGAAAATTTATTTGTTCTTGAGTTAGCAAATAATCATTGGGGATCATTAAAACGAGGAAAGCAAATTGTAAAACAATTTGCTAAAGTTGTAAAAACAAATAAAGTTAAAGCAGCAATTAAATTACAGTTTAGAGATGTAGATACATTTATTCATAAAGATTTTAAAACTGAAGGAAAAGGTGAAGAGTTAACTAATTTACCTAAAAGAAGTAGATATATTCAAAAAACATGTAAAACAAAATTAACATATGACGAATTTGAAGAACTCATTAATTATATTCGTAAACATGATTGTATTCCAATGGCAACTCCATTTGATGAGCAATCTGTAGATTGGTGTGTTTCTATGAATTTACCTATCATAAAAATAGCAAGTGCTGATATTAATGATTGGATATTAATTAAAAAAATAGCATCAACAAAAAAACCTGTAATTATTTCAACGGGTGGAGCAAATGATAAACAGATAGATGATGTTGTTAAGTATTTTACAAATAGAAATATTTTAATATCAGTTAATCATTGTGTTTCAAAATATCCAAGCGAAGATAATGAATTAGAATTACATCAGATTGATTATTTAAAACTAAAATATCCAAATATAGTTATAGGATTATCTACTCACGAATATCATGATTGGTATTCTTCTGTGTTGATATCATATGGTAAGGGCGTTAGAACATGGGAGAGACACATAGATATTCCATATCCAAAAGATCACCAACAAACTGAAATATCTAGTTATTGTTCAACACCAGAACAAATTGATACTTGGTTTAAATCATACAATAAAGCAGTTGAAATGTGTGGTTCTTCATCATTAATTAGAAGAATTATTGATGACAAGGAAAAAAAATATTTAGAATCTTTATATCGCGGATTGTATCTAAAAAGAGATATAAATAAAGGAGAAAGTGTGAGTTTAGATGATTTATATTCTGCTATTCCATATCAGAAAGAAATAAATCAATTAACCTCAAGAGATTTTATTGAAAATGATGCGATTGCTTTGAGAAATTTAAAAAAGGATTCTCCTTTAATCGTGGATGATATTTAATATGAAAATTTCTGATTTAGTTTTTAAATTTATAAAAGATAAAGGAATAGACACAGTTTTTACTGTGTCTGGTGGTGGATGTATGCATTTAATTGATTCTTTGGGGAAAAATAAAGAATTAAAATATATCTGCAATCATCATGAACAAGCTTGTTCTATGGCAGCAGAAGCATATGCAAGAATAAAAAATATACCTGGTTGTGTTTTGGTCACTACTGGTCCTGGTGGAACAAATGCTCTTACAGGAGTTTTATGTGCTTTTCAGGATTCTATTCCTATGATTGTAATTTCTGGACAAGTTCCATCTGATCAATTGTCAAATGGAACTGGTTGTAGGCAAATAGGACAGCAAGAATATAATATTGTTGATACAGTAAGACCTATGACGAAATATGCTGTTACTATAACAGATAAAAACAGTATATTGTACCATTTAGAAAAGGCATATCATTTAGCAGTTTCTGGGCGTCCTGGGCCTGTGTGGTTAGATATACCACTTGACATACAGAGCAGCGAAGTTAATATTTCTAAATTAAAAAAATTTATTTTACCAAAGCAAAAAAATAATAAAATAATCAATTCGTTATATTTAAATAAACTTCAAAAATTACTGTTAAAAAGTAAAAGACCAGTTGTTGTTGTTGGTAATGGTGTTCGTGTGTCAAATAATGTTGATAATTTACTAGAATTTTTAAATAAAACAGGTATTCCAGTCTTAACTGGACCCCATTCAGCGGTTGATGTTGTAAATTCTGATTATGAATATTATGCTGGTAGGTTTGGAATTTTAGGACAACGCACATCAAATCAAATTATACAGGAGTCAGATTTAGTAATATCTCTTGGATCTAGATTAAATCCAAAAATGATTGGATATGATCAATCAAAATTTGCTCCTGGGGCAACTAAATTTATAATCGATGTTGATAAAAACGAAATTAAAAAATTAAAATTTAAAAATAAAATAGGTTGGTGTATTGATCTTCGTTTGTTTTTTAACATGATTAAAAATGTTAAAGTAAATGATATAAGTGAATGGCAAAATAATATTAAAAAATATAGAAATAATGAAATATTAGTTTTAGAAAAACATAAGTTTTTAAAAGATTATGTTAGTAGCTATGTTTTTTCTAATAAATTAGAAAAATATTTATCAGAAGATTCAATTATAGTAACTAGTGATGGAACAGCTCATGTAGTACCTTTAAAAACTATAACCTTAAAAGGCAAACAAAGACTTTTTAGTAATGAAGGAACTGCTCCAATGGGTTATGGATTGCCAGCAGCAATTGGAGCACATTATGGAAGTAAAAAAGAGATAATATGCATAGAAGGAGATGGAAGTATTATGATGAATCTACAAGAATTAGAAACAGTTTGTCATAATAAAGTACCAATAAAAATATTTATTCTAAATAATTGTGGTTACTTATCAATCAAATTAACTCAAAATTCATTTTTTAAAGGAAATTTAGTTGCTTCTGAAATTTCTTCTGGTGTTTCAATTCCTTCATTTGAAAAAATAGCTAATGCATTTGGTTTGAAGTATATTTCTATTAAAACAAATGATATGTTAGATCCTAAATTAAATGAAGTATTTTCAAATAAAGAAAGTATTTTAATTGAAATATTCAGTGATCCTAATGAACAACACGAACCAAAAGTTATTTCTAAAGGAATTGATAAAAATGGAAAAATTATTCCAGGCGAATTGACAGATATGAATGTGAAAACTTAATATGAAACTTTTTAAAAATACAAATTATAATCGTTCACTGTATGACAATACTAAATCATTAACAGAAATTGCAAATTTGTTTGAAACAGATAAAGGTAATGCTGATTCAAAATCTTTATCATGGAGTAAAGATTATCCAGAGCACTTTTCTATGTCATATACTATAACCTATGAAAAGTATATGAATAATTATAGAGAAGATCATGTTAAATTATTTGAAATAGGAATTTGTGATAAAAGATTTCCATACGCTTCACAAAAAATGTGGTTAACATTTTTTAAAAATGTAGAATTATATGGGATGGATAATTTTTGGGGTAATTATTTAGAAGATAAAACTAAAGATATAAATTTTTTAAATGAATTGGGTGTAAATTTTATATATGCTGATCAAGGAAATTTTTGCGATTGGAATGAAATAAAAGAACAATGCCCAAATAATTTTGATTTTTTTATTGAAGATGGTAGTCATTGGCCAAATCATATGGCAGTAAGTTTGTGGCAAGCAAAAGATTTAGTAAAACAAAATGGATATTATTTTATGGAAGATATTCAAAATCCAAAAACTAGTCGTGGGATGTTTAAATATGATAACGCATTATTGTGTGAAGATTTAATCAATACACAA